CCGCTAATGGCGGGTACAAAATTCTGAAAGCGGTTCATCTCCACAAAACTGATGTTCCGCAGACCGACGTTAGAGGTGATGTTGATCGCGTCCATGACTTGGAACTTTTGTCCTGCGCCCGTCATAGAGTAGACGTAGGTGCCCGCCACCGTAGGGATTGTCACAGTCTGGCCCAGCACGTTCCAGCCGTAGGCGTCCTCAACCTGCCGTTTGGCGTCGTTAACGAACTTGCCGATTAGCGTCGAGTAGGTTGTCTGGTTGCTGGTCGCTACGGTCGTTTCTCGCAGTCGGATCAGCACGTCATTGATGAGTTCTAGGTAGGTCATTGCCGTGTCAATCCTATTTCTTCAAAGGTGGCGATAAAACTGAATGTGCTACCAGACTCAGTAGTGATCTTGATTGAATCGCCTTCTTCTAACACGATGTAAGCATTGCCATCAAATTGCAAATACTGTTTTGCAGTGAAGTTATATTGCGTCAAGATGTCGTAAGTTGTACTTGCGCTAGAGTCAGCCCACTGCACTGTGATGTGTTTGGTTGAGCCGCCCGTGTTATGGATGTACATCACGGTGAACTTCGCGTAGTACCCAGTCGGCACCGTATAGACCGTGGTAAGTACCGTAGCCGTTGGATTTACGCCGACCGAAAGAGGTCTCATTTCTTGTTCCTTGCCGAGATCGCTTTGGCTTTCGCTTTTGCATCCGCTTTGGACGATGCGCCCCAGGCTCGGAGGGATAACAGAAGGCGAGTCGGTTCGCCATTCTTGTACTCAGGCCCGGGCATATTGCCCATACGCGCTAGAAAGGAGGCCCGTCTAGGGTTGTCGCCTGATTTGACAGGAGGTTTTAGATTCCCGCCAGTTGACTCATTATAGGACTTTCGCCCCTTTGCGTTAAGCCCGCCAGCAGGATTTTTACCCTCTTTGCGAGTCCAAGCGGGGCTTTTCATTTCTTCCTCGCTGCTCTCATGTTGTCTATGAGATTGGGATAAGGGCGACCAGCAGCCTTAGCCATCTTCTTGGCAGCAGCCTTCTTAGCTGGCGTCAAAGGCTTAGAAGCTCCCAGCGACTTAGGACGCTTCTTTTCCCAAACCTCTTTCACTTCTTTTTCCGGGCTTTGCCGGCCTCAGATAGTGCAATCGCAACTGCCTGTTTAGGACTCTTTACGACAGGGCCACCTTTACCGGAGTGCAAAGTACCAGACTTGTATTCACGCATGACCTTGCTGATCTTCTTTTCGGCTTTAGTCTTTTTCATTTGCCTCTCCCCATCTTCTTCATCATCTTAGGAGCTTTGGGCATAGGCTTAGGCTTACCAACGGCAACCATGATTGCCACAGGCACACCCATCTTCTTGGAAGGCTTTTTAGCACTAGCCATCTTTGGCGCTTTTCCGTACATGATCAATCCTTAGTGATGGGCCCACCAGATTTCCAAGCATCACAAGTACGGGCCGCTGCACAAGTGAATTGGAACAAGTCACAGTATCCAAGGTTTGCTGCCGCTACGAATTCCTCGTCGTATGACAGTTCACCTTTATTCTCATCTTTCTCAAGGCCGCCTATGATGCACTGCATCATTTTCGGTGTTTGAATGAAGGCGGCGCAGTTGCCACATCGCATCCCCTTGATCGCCTCAGTGGGGGCGTTGTACATCTTAGCCTTCTTCATCCAAAATGCATCGTTTGGCTCGTCTGGATTTGGAGGCCCATAACCATATTCTTTGAAAGCATGATTACGGTTCTTGAGATTGATGTGGACGTCCTGTGTCGCAATGGGACACACGGCTCCAGAAAACATTCCTTTAGGCATTTGCTTTAGCCTTTACTTTGGGTGGACGACCCAATTTCTTCACAGGAGGAGTCATGGGCAACGCTCGATGCTCTTCCTTTTGCTCTGGTTCGTCAATACGAACATAGCCAGAGTGACCCTTCATGGACTCAATATCGTGAGTGTAAGTAAAGGTCACAGTTTGACCGCTTGCCAAACAACGAAAAGTGGCCATTTAAGATCTCCATGAAAAACAGGGGGCTTGTGGCCCCCCGTCTTTTTACACCGAACGACCAATCGTAAGATGGAGCGTGGTAGATGACAGATTCACAGATCCAGCAGTTGGGTTATAGGTAACGATAGTCACTGTGTTAGCAGCAGAGACATAGGCCCGTTTTACCAGACCAGCCTCGCTAACACCATGAGAAAAACCGATAACCATATCGCCCAGCGCAACACCTGGAACAGTAACCGTATCCGTATCCGTAGCGCCAGCGCCTACAGCGCCAGCATCAAGAGTACAAGACACATCCCAAGTATCCGAGAACAAGCCCCGGAATTGGTCATTTCCCCGGCGGGAAACAACAGCGGTAGCAGCAGCCATTTTGATCTCCTATAAAAAAGACCCTCCCCCCGGAGGGGGAGGGGCAACTGCAATTAGGCCGGAACAGCCAGGGCGAAAGCAGCGGAGGCGTCAGCAGCAGTACCAGTAGCATTGGTACGCAGAGCCTTCACACCGTAGATCGTGTCTGCGGTGAACAAGGTGCCCAGGTACTCTTGCTTGTACTGAGTCTGCGAGCGAATGCCAAGCTGCTCAACCAGGACCATCGAGTCACGATGACCCATCAGGCAGATACGGTCTGCGCCGCTGTTACCAGCGCCGGTGTCGGCATTGGACGAAGCGAACACAGCGATACCGTACAACTGACCGATTTCACCGTTGCGGATAGCATCGCCGTTGCCAACGAATGCTTGCTCGGTATAGCGGGCCAGACCCATCAGGGTGTTGCGGCTCGAAGGCGGGATCAGGAAGAAACGGCCATCCATAGGGATGTCGTTGTCATCCAGACGCTGGATGGTGCGACGGATAGCCGCATCAGTCAGTGCCGCAGCGTTCGAGGTGCTGCTGTTGTAGGCGGTGGTGCCATCAGAGCCAATATATGCCTTAGTGCTTGCAGCACTGGTGGCATAGTCGTTGGTACCAATGGTGGCGCCGTTGAAAGCGCGTCCAAGCTGAACCAGGTCAGTATCGATGCGCTTTGCCAAAGCGTAACCAGCATCTTCCGTGTAGAAAGAACGCAGGCTCGTCAGGGCTTGTACCTCAACAATGTCCTCGATCAAGCGGCTGTACTCATAGTGCTTGTTGATCAGCACCTGAATGTTGGTGTCGCTCTCTGCAATCAGAGTAACGGCATCAGTAGCAGCTTTGGCCGAAGCGTTGCCACGGGCAGGCGACGGGATGTTAACGGTATCACCCTTTTTGCCACGGAAGGACATTTTCTTGACCACATTGGCCAGGACGAGGTTCTTCTTATAGGCAGCAACAATCTCATCACTCCAAATTTCGGGGATGAAATTGGCCGCAGAGGTGGTGGTTACCGAATTGGTAGGGGAAAAGGCGGTGTTTGCCATGTTAAATCTCCAGAAAAAAGTTATTACCGGACTCGTCCTTCAGAATACGCTTGCATGATCTCATCACTGAGACTCTCGTACCTTGCTGGATCTGTCATTTTCAGCCGAATGAGGTCAGCCCGCCGGTAGACTCTTTTGGAACTCTCGCCAGAGCCACCTACATCAACTTGCGCCGCTTTCATGTTCTTGACCCGTGTGGCGTCGCTTGTTCGCTCTGCCTGCTGGGCTTTAACACCGCGCAATTGCTTAAAAGTGGACAACAGTTCATTGGCAGAGTCATAGTCAAACTCAGCATCTGCTTTCGCGTAAAGCGCCAGACGCACGGATGAAGATTTCACCCAGTTCTGGAACTCTGAATCACCCACGACCTGTGTAAAGTCGGGGTGCTCCTGCGACAGCTTTTGCTGAACCTGCATCCGCTTGAAGTCCATGCTGGCTTGACGCGCAGCGAGAACGTCTGGATGCTTATCTATGGTTGCCTGAACTGCCTTCTGTGGATTCTCAAAAAAATCTACTTCAGGATCCTCTTGCTTTTCAGTTAATTGTCTTGAACCGAGGTTTTGCTTGATAAGTTCATCTGCAAGTTTTCGGACTTCACCCACTTCTTGGGCCTGCTTGCCAATCAGCTTTTCAGCTTCTTGGTGCATCCGAATAATGTCGTCCAAACTTTTATCCCGATATTTTTCAGGGAGTTGTGGCTTCGACTCTACTGCCTCAATTTCACTTAGCGGCTCGGGTTCTTGATCAATCAACATGTTAGGTTCCTGCCAAAACGGTTGTAGGAGATTCAACTCGGCCCTGTGGCTTATGAGTTGGCTTTGCGCTCCGCATTCAACTTCTCAACGTGTCTGTGCTCAAACCGCCCGTGGGCAGATGGAAAAGAG